CGTTGAGGGACATTACTAGCCACTCTAACTGGCCTGACCTAGAATACCCAGACATGGATGGTACTGGTGGTGATTGGCCCACTTCACCTTAGTGATAAATAAATTAACTTTTATAGTTGACAACCAAAACAACTTAGGGTACAATGGACACACTAGACCAAATCAAACAAGCAGCTGAGACTGACTTAGCTACATTCATTAGGCTGGTAGCCCCTGAGCAACTCTTAGGACAGTGCCACGAAGATGTTTGTGATTGGTGGACAAGACCAGATCATAAGTCACACCAGCTTCTTCTCTTCCCTCGTGACCACGGTAAGTCTCGACTTGTTGCATATCGTGTAGCTTGGATGCTAACCAAAGACCCTACCCTTCGCATCCTTTACATATCAGCCACAGCTAACCTAGCCGAAAAACAACTAGGGTTTATTAAAGGTATCTTAACCTCTGAAATTTATACTAGGTATTGGCCCGATCATGTTAACCCAGATGAAGGTAGACGAACTAGGTGGACTAACTCAGAGATTATGTTGGATCATCCACTACGTAAGAAAGAAAATGTACGTGACCCCTCAGTGTTTACTGGCGGCCTTACTACTTCCCTTACAGGGATGCACTGTGACATTGCCGTTCTAGATGACATTGTTGTTTACGAGAATGCATACACAGGTGAAGGCAGAAACAAAGTTAAAAGTCAATACTCTCTTTTGTCATCTATTGAGGGAGCCAACGCACAGGAGTGGGTTGTAGGAACCCGTTACCACCCAGCCGATCTGTACAATGATCTGTTGCAAATGACAGAAGACATATACGATGATGACGGTAACAAGATAACTGAAGAGAACATCTACGAAATCTTTGAGCGTCCAGTAGAGGAACGTGGAGATGGTACAGGGCAAATGTTATGGCCTCGTACTCAACGAAGAGATGGTAAGTGGTTTGGATTTGACATTAAAATCCTAGCTAAGAAACGTGGGCAGTACCTAGACAAGGGACAGTTCAGAGCGCAGTACTACAATGACCCTAGTGACCCTGACAACATACCAGTAGGTAAAGACAAGTTTCAGTACTACGACAGGAAGCACCTTCGCCAAGATAACGGCTACTGGTTCTACAAGGATAACAAGCTTAACGTCTACGCTGCAGTTGACTTCGCATTTAGTTTGTCAAAGAAAGCTGACTACACAGCCATAGTTGTTGTAGGAATAGACTCAGATAACAATGTCTTTGTTTTAGATATTGACAGGTTTAAGACAGATCGTATCTCAGAATACTTTGAGCATATCTTTCATCTGTCAAGCAAGTGGTCTTTTCGTAAGATGAGGGCTGAGACATCAGTAGCTCAGGTTGCAATCGTTAAGCAACTTAAAGAGTTAGTTAAACAACATGGTCTTTCGATCAGCATCGAAGAGTTCAGACCTAACAAAAACCAAGGTAACAAACAGGAGCGTATAGCTTCAGCTTTAGAACCTAGGTACGACAACCTTAGCATGTGGCACTACAGGGGCGGCAATACTCAAATCCTAGAGGAAGAGTTGTCATCCCGCAACCCACCACACGACGATGTTATTGACGCACTTGCCTCCGTGGTAGACATGGCTGTTAAGCCCTCTCGTACTGTAAGACGAACAACTACTAATGTCGTACAGTTCAATTCAAGATTTGGTGGAGTTTCATTCTAATGGCTGGCACAACAGTTGATTTTAAAACTACGATTAACCCCCACAGTGTAGCCTCTGAAATTTCAGATCGTTGGACAGAATGGAACAATGCCCGTCAAACAAAGATTGATGAGTGGAAAGAATTAAGAAACTACGTGTACGCTACTGATACCCGTACCACAGCTAACTCTAAACTACCTTGGACTAACAGCACAACAACACCTAAGCTCACACAGATTGCAGACAACCTACACGCTAACTACTTCTCAGCCTTGTTTCCTCAGAAGCGTTGGTTTCGTTTTGAAGCTAGTGACAGTGACTCAGACACTAAAGCTAAACGAGATACTATCCAAGCATACTTAGAAAACAAAATACGTCAGTCTGACTTTGAGAACACAACAAGCAAACTAATCAATGACTATATCCAGTATGGTAATTGCTTTGCTTCCGTTGACTTTGTTAAGGACTACACCACCTATGAAGATGGTGAGAGGGCTGTCAACTACCTAGGCCCTAAGCTAGTACGTATCTCTCCTTTTGATATATGCTTTAACCCTTTAGCCCCTGACTTTGGTAGCTCCCCTAAGATCATTCGTTCTATTATGACAAAGGGTGAGGTTAAACGAAAGATTGATGAGACAGTTGACAACGCCTACATGGAAGAAATCTTTGAGAAGATGCTCTTCAATAGGTCAGCCGCTAGTGGTACTGATGTTGATGTGTCAAAGTCTCAGGCATTTATTGCGGATGGTTTCTCTTCCTTACAGGAATACTATGAGTCAGACTTTGTAGAGATACTTACATTCTACGGTGACATGTATGACGCAGACCATAACCATTACCACAAGAACCGTATCATCACAGTTGTAGACCGATCCTACGTCCTGTCCAATGAGCAGAACCCTAGCTGGTTAGGTAAGGCTTCTGTCTTCCACGCAGGCTGGCGTGACCGTCCTGACAACCTCTACTCTATGGGGCCGCTAGACAACCTAGTAGGTATGCAGTACCGCATTGACCACCTAGAGAACCTTAAGTCAGATGTGTTCGATCAGATTGCATACCCTATGCTTAAGATTAGGGGTGACGTGGAAGACTTTGATTTTGAACCAGGATCTCGGATTTACTTAGGTGATGAGGGTGACGTAGGTTACCTAGCTCCTGACTCTACAGCCCTTAACGCTGACTTCCAGATTCAAAACCTAGAGAATAAAATGGAGATGTTAGCTGGTGCTCCTCGTGAAGCTATGGGCATACGTTCAGCTGGCGAGAAGACAGCCTTCGAAGTGCAGTCTCTTATGACAGCTGCAGGCCGTATCTTCCAACACAAGACTGCTCACTTTGAGCGTGTGTTTCTTGAGCCAATACTTAATGCAATGCTAGAGGCTGCTAGACGTAACATGGATTACGCTGACACAATCAGAGTATTGAATGAGGACACAGGTGTGTTCTTCTTTGAGCAGATCACCAAGGAAGACATTAAAGCCAACGGCAAGATCATTCCTATGGGTGCTCGTCACTTCGCAGAACGTGCTCAACGTGTACAGTCTATCACCCAACTGTACCAACTTAAACTTGCAGACCCAACCATTGCTGCACACATGTCAGGTAAAGAGTTCGCTCGTATCCTTGCAGATGAGCTAGGTGAACCAGCTTTGTTCTCTGAGAACATCACTGTCATTGAGCAAATGGAAACACAGAAGATTGCAATGGAAGCTCAGGTTCAGTTTGAAGAAGAGCAACAGATTGCAGTTGAGAAGGGTATATAATGAAGTCGGCTTGGTTTACTAAATGCAAAACTAAAGAAGACAAACTGGCAGTACGACAGAGCATCATGTCAACTCGTGAGAGCCTCGGACGCCTACAAGAAATTCTTGAGCCACTACTCAAGGACACCCTACCTACAGCGGATTACGATAGTCCCTCATGGGCTTACAAGCAAGCTGATAGGATCGGGTATAACAGAGCACTAACCACGGTGCTTGATCTTATCAACTTAGACAAGGAATAATAATATGGTATTCACTGAGGGAACTGCAACCGCACAGACCACTCAGACAGAGCAGACACAAGAAGCAACCCCACCACAGGATTCTTTTTTGTCAAAACTCGTAGAGGCAAAGGGAGAGAACTGGTCTAACCCTGAGGTTTTAGCCAAAGGTAAATTAGAAGCTGATACTTACATTCAGACTTTAGAAACACAGTTGACACAAATGCGTGAAGACTTAAAGAAGAAAGAGTATCAGGAAGAAGTTCTCGAACAACTCCAGAAAAAGGCCACTGATTCTACTGCAGTGAATAATGGAGCGCCCAATAATAATAACAGTAACACTGACAGAGAGAACACCACTCGTAACATCAGTGAGGAAGACCTGAAGAGCCTTGTTGAAAAGACACTAACTGAACGGGACAAAGACTCAGTTGTAAAACAAAATCTTAGACTCGTTAATGAGGAAATGGAAAAGAGTTACGGCACAGACGCCACAACTAAAATCCAAGAGAAAGCAAGGGAACTAGGGATGAGTTTCGAGCGTATGCAAGAAATTGCTTCCGAATCTCCTAACGCTTTTTTCAGCCTTATTGGTGAACCAAAGAAAGACTTTAGACCTATGGTACAAGGTTCGGTTCGCACAGAGGGTGTTAACATGCAAGCCTCGACAGAACGTGATTGGTCTTATTACCAAAACCTTCGTCGGGATAATCGTAGCCTATACTATACTCCCAAGATACAAAGACAACTTATGGAAGATAAGGGTCGCATGGGAGATAGGTTTGGAAACTAATGGAGAAGTAACATGTCTGGTATGAATACAGCCAACTCTACCCTCCTTACTCGGACGGACGTTTGGACATCTGAGCTTAAGGAAATTTTAAATGATGAAATGCAGGCACAAAAGTATGTGCGTATGCTTGAAGGTTTTCCTGACGGAAACACTTTTCACATCCCATCTATCGGTCAAGCGCAAGTTGACAACTATGTTGAAGATGCAGCAGTTGAATATCGCCCACTTGACACAGGTGAGTTCACCTTCTCAGTCGATAAGTATCTGTCATCAGCCACTTACATGACTAAGAAAGCTGAGCAAGACACTTTCTATGCTAACGAATTGATGAGTCGTTTTGTTCCTGAGCAAGAGCGCGCAATCATGGCCCACTTCGAGACTACCACTATGGCGTCCCCTGAAGCTGGTGTCACTGCAAACTCACAGGAAGACATTGACAGCATCCACCACCGTATGTCAGGTGGTAACGCAGGTAAAATTCAACTTGAAGATTTTGCCTATGCTCGTTATGCATTGAAGAAGGCATCAGTGCCAGATCAAAACATGGTTGCTATCGTTGACCCGTCAGTAGAGTTTATTCTTAACACTCTTACTAACGTAGCTAACGTGTCAAACAACCCTCGCTTTGAAGGTATCGTAAGTAGCGGTATCGCAACTGGTATGCGCTTTGTAGCTAACGTATATGGTTTTGATGTGTATACATCTAACTATTGCAAAGATGCAACTGACAGTGCTTTGCCTGAGCGTGATGGCTCAACAACTAACAACTTCTCCTCTGCTAACGGAAAAGTAAACCTCTTCTTCTCAGCTAATGCCACCGTAAACCCATTCGTGGGTGCATGGCGTCAACAGCCTGAAGTAGATTATGAGTACAACAAAGACTTTCAACGCCACGAGTTTGTAACTACTGGTCGTTACGGTGTAAAATTGTACCGCCCTGAAAACATGGTTCGTGTTATCACGTCCACTGCTGTATAAGGAGATACAAAAATGTCTTACACTAATGCTGACGGTCTTTTCACCCTTACTGGCACTGCTCAGGGTGATCCAAAAAATAACGGTGGGGCGCTTAATGCTGTTAAGTGGCTTGTCGTTGAAATCCCAGACGCAACATTACTAGGTACTGCTCAAACAGCACCGACACCTAATGATGCGTTTATCCCAGCTGGTTCCTACATTACTGCAGCTACCCTTGTAGTCACTACTGCCTTTACTTCAGGTGGTTCTGGTACACTGGGTCTTGGTTTGTTTAATGCGGCTAACGGAGCTATTGATGCCGATGGCATTGATGCAGCCATTGCTAAAACAGCCTTGGCAGCTAACACAGTTGTTCTGTGTAACGGTGCTTTGGTTGGTGGTACTGCTGGTGTTGGCGCAGCTAACGCTTATGTAGGTGCCTTGTATGCAACTGCAGCCTTTACTGCTGGCGCAGGTAAACTCGTAATTGAGTATATCGAAGCATAAACAATAAAGGGGTGGGGCTTTTATTTTAGTCCCACCTCACTTTACACTTGACAAACTTATAAAATACATGTAAAATATCTTTACCTGATGCAGGGTATAAGGTATACTACTCTTAGTAAGGAAACCTAATGGCTAATATAAACCACAGTACTCTTACAGACCCATACCTACATGAACCTAAGGGTGCCTACGGAGCTACTGCAGGTAAGGTCTATGTCTCTAATGGATCAGCTAGTGGAGTTTGGACAGCTAAGGAAACTTTATCTGGTGAGGTTATCAGTGGCTTCATAACTGATGTATCAACAGCAGCAACTGTCTATGTACCTATGCCTTTTGCAGGAACAATCAATAAGGTTGTCACTGTACTTGAAGGAGCCATTAGCCATGCTAATAGTGTCATAACAGTAAAGAACGCAGCTGCAGCAACTATGGGTACGATTACAGTAACTCAGTCTGGTTCCGCTGCAGGTGACGTAGACACTGTATCCCCATCATCTAACCACACAGTAACAGCTAACTCATTCATCACAGTAGCTACAAGTGGTGCGTCACAAACAGCAAGAGCATTAAGGTTCGTCATAGTATTGGATCGCACATAATGAAACGTACACTCCTCTCAATGGTTCAAAGTATTCTGAGTGATATGGACTCAGAGGATGTAAACGCAATAGGTGACAGCATTGAGGCACAGCAAGTAGCCTCAGTAATAGAAGACTGCTTCTATAACATTGTGTCAGCCCGTGAGATACCTGAGCACCAGCAACTTCTAAAACTGACAGCTTTGTCAGACATTGCACACCCCACTCATTTTCAATACCCAACAGATGTTAAAAGTATTGACCGTGTTTTCTACAACACAGCTTCCACTGGGTCAACCTACGTGGAAATTTATTACATTAACCCCTTAGACTTTATTACTCGTATGGATGAGTCAAGCTCAGGCTCCCAAAAGGTTTTAGATAAGGCTGGTGGCACTGACTTGTTTGTTCTTAACAACGTAAGCCCAACCTACTACACATCATTTGATGATAACTTTATTGTATTTGATTCGTACAACAGTGCCATTGACACAACACTACAGGAGTCAAAGAGCAGGGCTTACGGATCAGTATACCCATCCTTTACAATCAGTGACTCATTTGAGCCTGACCTAGATGACAACATGCTACCTTATCTTTTGGCTGAGGCTAAGTCAACTTGCTTCTCCCTCTTTAAGAGTGGGTCAGACCCCAAGATAGAGCAGACTGCTAGACGCCTTAAGTCATACGTCCAGAACGACATGCATAAAACTAAGACTGCTAATCGGCGTCCTAACTATGGAAAGTATAGATGACAGAGTTTATTGAAGAAACAGTTAACCAACGCTGTGTCTGCAAATCTAACAAGATGCAAAGTAATATTATTATTGAAAAGGAGCTTGGCGGTTTTATATTCTTTGTTGTCAAGGTCGAGAAGGGATCAGTACCTAAGGAATTAAACGGTAGGTACTCTTCTATGATTAAAGCTAAAAAGGCTGTTGGAGATTATCTTAAAGATAAAAGAGAAACCAGTACCACCCGTAGAGAGAACTTTGGTAAAGAGTTCGATGAACGTAAGAAGGTAAAAGATGCCGCAGAGCTTAAATCAAAAGACAGTCAATAACTTTGTCAAGGGCCTTATAACTGAGGCTGCTGAATTAACTTTCCCTGAAGGTGCTTCCGTTAATGAGTTAAACTGTGACCTTCGCAGGGATGGCTCAAGGCGCAGGCGTGAGTCTCTGACACTTGAGAGCAACTCAATTTTGTCATCCTTCACAATTTCAGATACTGAATTATTTAATACAGGTAATTGGGTTAACGTAAACGGTAACGCATCTCTTGAGTTCCTAGCCGTACAAAAAGGTAACACCCTTTACTTCTACAACAAAGCTGAACTACCTTACTCAGGTCAGATTGTTTCAGGAAGTGTT